GCCTTGGCATTGATCGGCTCTAGAATCTTGCGCTTGGTTTCCAGCAGGGACGTCTCCTGCGACTGCCGCAGTTGCACGTTGCCCTTGACGAGTTCGCCGTAGAGATCCTTAAGGCGTCCCCGTTCGCCCTCGTACCACTTGGCCTTGCGGTCATCGCCGACCTTCAGCGCCTCACGCTGGCGCTTGGCCAACTCAGCTTCCGCATCGCCATAGGCTTTCTGGGCAGAGTGGTAAGCGCCTTCCGAGTCTTTCGATCCGGCTGCATTATAGGAAGCCCGCGCCGCATCCACTGAGCTCTGCAGGCGCTTCATCCCATCGCGCAGGTTCTGCTCTTCCTCGGGCGACATCGGCGTACGCCACATCGCCTCTTCCTCAGGCGTCGGCTTGGCCATGTTCTGCGCCACGAAGTCGTCGATCTTCGGCAACCCGGCCAACGGTCCGGTGGTAGGCGGCGCTGCGACTGGCGCGGGCGGCGTAGCTCCAGGTACTGTCGGCGGTGTGGCCCCGGGTGCGGCAGTGACGGCAGGTGGGGTGGCTCCTGGCGCGGGTGGCGGTGCTGCTGGTGCGCCGGCTACAGCGGGCGTGGCGGCAGGCGGTTGGGTCGGTGGTGGCGGGGTCGTGCCGGTCGTGGCCACCTTGTAGGGCGGGGGCGTAGCCGTGCCTCCCGTGCCGGTCTTCACCAGATCGTAGCCGCCAGCGGCGTTCTTGACCCAGTTCTGTCCCCACTTGGACGGGTCCCACGGTGCCGTGCCGCGCGCCTTGTAGACCGCGGTAAAGACGTCGTCCTGCACCGCCGGGGGCGCCGAGGCCGCGGTGGGATACTTCGCTGGGTCCCCGCCGATCATCTTGAGGCCTTCTTTCCACGTGCTGTCGATGAAACCATACAGCCCAGACGCGGTGGCGCCTCTGGCGCGCGCGGTCGGGTCAGCCTTGGCGACGTAGTTCAGCGCTGTTGGATCGCCGCCCGACTCCCATCCTTTGATCAGCTGGCGGTCCTTCTCCAAGTCGCCGGTAAACTGCCGAGCCGCTGTGCCCGCACCACCACCCGCCCCACCACCACCCGTTGCGCCCGCTGTGCTGACACTGCCATCGGCATTGATCACCGGACGGTTCTGCAGCTGCAGCAACGACAGCCCCGCCTTCATCCGCTCGATCCGATCGCGGTTCTGCTCGACGCCGAGCTTCGCCAGGTCCATCCGCTGCTGGTAATCCTGCTGCGCCACCGCAGCCGCCCGACGCTGGTCGAGGTCCATCGACTGCTGCGCGCCCTGCAGCCCCGTCGCCGCCGCTGAGAGCAGATCTGGCCTCACGCGCGCCGGCCCCGACGCCATCAGCATGTTCAGGCCGAAGTTGAGCAGCGCCCTACTGCCAGCCGCGTCCTCCTCCCGGCCTCTCAGGCGGTAGGTCGGCGACTGCCCGCCCGCCAGCACCTCACCGATCCGCCCCAGCAAGCCGGGACGTGTGCCGTCGTCCGGCGTCCCGCGCGGCAGCGTCGGCAACACAGGGGCCTGCTGCGAGTTCAGTTGTTCGTTCAGGGCGGCGATCTGCTCCTCAAGCGTCGGCATGGCGGTCCCCTTTGCTTACCGCGCCTTATGAGGCGCCGCCTTATTCACCCCAGCAACCCGCGTGGCCGATACGCCACCGGCACGCCGTACTGGCCCCCGGTGTAGGCGTCGCGGCGTTTCAGCAGCGCCTCGACCACCTGTGCCAGCGTCTGCTCGCCGCCCATCGGCTTGCCGGTGGTGCCAGGCCGTATCGTGGTCTTGGGACCGCTGGAGGGTGTCGAGGGCGTTGCCGCCTTGGCCGCGGTGCTGACGCCTGAAAGCACTGTGCCGCCGGCCTTGAGCTTCTCGCCCAGCGTCGCCTTGTCCCACCACGTGCCCAATTTACCGAGTAGGCCCTGCGCCTCTTGCGGCCCGTAAGCCTCGGTGCCGACCGTGACACCGCTCGGCGTGACGGTTGGGACGCCTTCCGGGGCTGCGGAAGGCCCCAGCAACGACGCATCGGTCACCGCGCCGCCCTGCACGCCGGTCCCCAGCAACGGTTCTGACGTGGTGCCGCCGAGGAAGATCGGCTCTGTCGCCGCGGGCGCAATCGTTGCCGCCGCCTCCGCTGCCGTCGTAGGAATCGCCAACCCGAGCGTGGGAACCGCAGCCGCCGCGATCTCCGGTGCTACAGCGGCTGTCCCGGCGAGTGCCCCGGCTGCACCGATCGCCTCCGGGGCCATCGCCGCCAGCGCCGCCGCCGTCGTCGCAGCCGTGGTCCCTGCCGCCGCCGCGCCGCCGATCACCTCCGGAGCAACCGCAGCAAGCAGGGCAGCCTCGCCTACGCCCGCGTCTGCCATCTATGCGTTCCCCGCGTTGGTGTTGTCGAACAGGCTGCCGACACCGCCGGCCAGACCGCCGAGCGCCGCTGTGCCGCCGATCGCCTGACCCCACGGGTTGCTGTAGTAGGGGTTCATCTCCTGCGCGAAGCCCGTGTTGGATGTGCTGTAGGGAATGCCCGACACCGCACCCAGCAGCGTCTGCAGTTGCTGATACGGGAAAGCCTGCTGCTGGGCGAAAGCGCCCTGCGCCGCGTTGAGCAACTGCTGCTGATACTGCTGCTGCAACGTGCCCGCCTGATTAAGCGCGTTGGACTGGCCAAGCATCATGTTCTGCAGCGACGTCAGACTCTGCGGCAGGTTCTGCGCCGCCCCCAGGCCCTGGCTCAGATTCGACGACATGATGTCGGCGCCCATCTTCTGATTCTGCCCGTAGCCGCCCTGCAGCAGGTTCGCCAAGGCGGTGTTGGAGGCGAGCCCCTGCTGTCCAGCCTGCAGCGCCACGTCCCGACTGATACCGGTGGCCTGGTTCCACTGGTTGTTGAGCAGGTCGCCGAGGTATTTCTCGGACCCCAGCGCCGCCTGGCTCTGCGCGATACCTTCCTGCACGCCCTGCCGGCTGCCACCAAAAGCCCCGGCTTGGTTGGCTCCGGCGCCGATCGTGTTGAGGTTGCTGCGCAACTGCTGCTGCATCAACTGATTCGCAGGATCGATCACCGCGTTGGTGTAGGGCGACATCAGTTGCTGCGCGCCAGCCGCAACGCCCTGCGCGGTGGCTGGACCCTGGCTCGTGTAGTTGCCCAGCAGGCCCTGCGACGGCCCGTAGACCTGCTGGTTGAACCCCTGCTGCAATTGGTTGGCATTGGCATTGATGCCGCCAGCCGTGAGCGGTGCGACCTGCCCCGCCATGCCCGCCTGGGCATTGATGCCGGTTGATGCTGCGCCAGTCCCCAGGCCCTGCATGGCAGCCACTTGGTTGTATGCCTGCTGCTGCGCCGGATCGATGCCGGCAACGGTCTGCCCGGTGTAAGGGTTGTAAGCCTGCTGCGACAGCGCATCGGCACGCTGCACCGCCTGCTGGCCGTAGCTCTCCAGCCATGGCGGGATGTACGCACTGCTCTGCTGTACCGTGTTGGTCGAGGCTCCGCTGCCGCCGCCACCGCTCATGGGCGTAGCTCCTTCAGATATTTGATGCCGGCAGCGCGCCATCCTTCGCCGATCGGCGTCTGTGTCAGACGCAGCCATCCCATGCGGCCCGTGGCCGTGGCTATGCTGCAACCTTCGCTGCGGGCCCACGCGTCGATATCCGGCTGCAGCGCCGCACACTCCTGCAGCTTGCCACTCACCAGCCAGTAGTTCACGGCGCGGAGCCTGGGGAACACCAGCACCTCAGTGACCACCACCGAATCGCCGGCAGTCCAGCAACAGGCGCGGTTCTGCTCGATCCGCTGCATGACGTCGGAGATCGAGTGCGTGTTGCCGGCTTGCGCCAGCGCCTTCTCGAACCGCCGGACCTTCTGTTCGTTGGTCACGGAGTCGCCTCTGTGACAATCGTCCCGGCATCGGTGATCGACACGCGCCACGACGTGCCGTCAGGCGAGATCAGCCCAAGGAAATGGTACGCAGGACCCGCCAGTCCGGCGTTGGCCTTGCGGTTGATCTCGGCGGCGATGATGGCCAACCGCTCGTCGATGCTGCCGGCAGTCGGTGCCTGGAACGGCGCGGGCGGACGGCTGACCGGGCGAACTGTCATCGCTACCTCCTCCCGCCTTTCCTGATACTGAGCCGCGGGCGACCAATAGCAAACGGCTCATCTTCAAGAGCCTCTATCCGCATACGGATGTGTCGACCACTAAACCGGACATCCATTAACCCATCATGAACCACAGTATAGAGTCCCGTGTCGTGCTCAGGACCGTTTGGCTGCTCACGGGTCAGGAATCGAACGCCAAGGCCGCTGGGCGTCACATCATCCATAACCACTTGTCTGACGTGAAAACGGTGATCTCCTTCTGCGAGCACGATGTTGCCAGACTCAGCGTAAACTGCACCTGTCGGGGCGCGTGGTAGACCGTCATCCAGGTAGCTGTATTCATGCAAAAACAGCGCCCCAGCCGTAGGGGTTATGGGGCCGGCAAGGATCGGGTTGTCCATCACCCCGGTGCCGTCAGCCGCCGTGCGTTCCCGCACCCCGATCGTCCAGGGCCGGTTTGGATCGGCATAGTTCACCGCGATGTAGCGGTTGCACTCGTTCGCGCCCTCATCCGGCCAGTCCCACCAAAGTTCCGAGAATGCCGGGTTAGGACTGCCGAACACGCGCCCCACCATCTGCCGGTTCACGAGGCTAAAGAACCAGTCATCGACGTCACACTTCAGGGGCTGCACGGCGCCGGAATAGCCCCAGAAGGTCTGCAGGCCAGGCCATGCGACATTGGCGCCAATCCGCACCACAGAGCGCGGCGAGATCGGCCCGCAGCCAGATGCTATCTCGACAATTCCGTACGCGTAGGGCGGCCCCACGTAGGTCATCTTGTGAACGTCGTTGCCGGTGAACAGCAGGATGCTGTCGGCGATCTTAATCGCGGTCATGGCGTAGCTCTGCGTCGCGAGCAGCTTGTCGCCCGCCATGTTGACCGCGGTTGGCGCCCAGACCGTGTAGTCCTCCTGGTCGCTCCAGGCGATGCGCCTGGGGTCGCCGCCGGCCCCGTAAAGCACCACGTGGCGCTGGTCGGTGACGATCACGCCCCTGTTCTGATCCGGCGCATTAGGCACGAGCGTCGCGCGCGTGAGGGGCGTGCTGGGTGACCACTCAAATAGGTGGCCGTCCTGGGTTGGCACGACCAGCAGGCGCTCGCCGAACGTATCCATGCTCCAGCGATCGCCCATCGTGGCCGATATGTCCTGCGGGCCGACATCGTCCGGGTCGCGTGCGGTGCCGTAGGCATCCTCGCCGTAATCGCCCAACCCGTAGCCGTTCAGCGCGCCCGGCGGATCGAGCGGCCCGACACCGGCAGGGGTGAGGATGTATATCTGATCGGTATCAAACCGGAACGCATAAAGGCCGGTGTCGCCGCCGAACGCTGCCCACCTGACGCCGGCATTGTCGTGCCACGTCAGCAGGTCGCGTATCGGCCCCTCGATGCCGGTGCCGATGATATTCACGTTGCCGCCGATCGGCTGGATCTGCCCGCCGCGAAACCGGATGTTGTTGCAGTCCCACCAGCGCCCGACAGTGGCTTCCGGCGTCGCATTCCTGACGATGCCCGGCGGCGGGGCCTGGGTGAGGCGTGGCACTAGTGGGTGCCTCTCATGGGTGCCGACATCAGCCGGCGCACCAGCGGCACTGCAGTGGTCGTGGCGGCTGCGGCAGCCTGGCCACCGGCATAGATGATCTTGGTGACGACCGCGAGCGGCTGCCGGATATCCAGCCCCTGATTGCCGCCACCCAGCGCGACAGTGTGCGTGTGGTTGCCATCGGCACCGATGGCGTGCGCGTGGTCGCCGATCGTAGTGGTGGTATGCGCGTGTCCGCCATCCGTGGCGATGCTGTGCGTGTGAGCCGACGCTATGTCGGTGATAATCGCGTGCGTGTGCGCGCCATTGACGCTGGTGGTGTATGACGCGCCGCCGAATATGTCCGACACCACACCGATACTACCGCCCGCCGCGCCTGTGCCGAGGTTCCACAGGCCGACCGTGTGGTTGTGGTTACCCTGCAGATCAGTCCCGCCGCCGTGCTGGTGGCTGCCGCCTGCACCCGTAGCGCCGCCACCGTGCCAGTGGACGCCCTGCGTGTCGGTGATGTGGTTATGCGTGCCGCCCGCCGCGGTGGCGCCCGCATGGCTATGGCTTCCGGCGCTTGTCGCCGTCAGATTGATCGACGGCAGGTTGGCCTGCACGACCTGGCGCAACTGCACGCCAAGGCGCGAGGAAAAGATATAATTGCCGGGCGTGCCGTTCTCGTCCGTGAGGGCCCCGGCACCGACCGACACGCGCCCGCCGAAGTTCGGCAGGTTAAACGTGGTCGAGCCGTCGCCTGCGCCCCAGTAGGTGGCCAGAACCTGGAATAGCTCGCTGTAGGTGGTTCTGGATACGGCGCGGCCGTCCGCGATCAGCCAGCCGGGCGGTGGGGTTGGCCCGGCGTAGTCGAGCAGCGAGCCGAGCGGCATTGCCATGGATACGAACTCGTCCAACACACTGAAATTGCTGGACAATTTAGCGCCCCACGAGTCGCGCGAGGCTCCCACCTCCGGCAAGACCAATTGCAGGTTCTCGGTGTAGGTATCAGGCATTGCGGCTTACCCTTTCTGCCTGCTGACGCGCTTTGATCTTGGCATTGCTATCCAGCGTGCATTGCTTGCACGACCGACTGATCCCGCCCGCCCTATGCTGCAGATATGTGTTCTCTGGCGTGTATGCGTGACCGCGCCGACAGTGCGTCTTGTTGAGTTGTCCGTTTCGCCCCTTCCGATCGCGATCCAGATTGTTCTCAGCCTGCGTGCCGGCGAACAGATGATCAGGGTTCACACACAGCCGGTTGTCGCAGTGATGACAGACGACAAGCCCCGCCGGCACTGGGCCATTAGTTGCCTCCCACGCCACCCGGTGGGCCTGCCGGTGCCTATCGGCCACAACATACTTGCCGTAGCCGCGACCGTCGATCATGCCTTCCCACAGCCAGCATCCGCTCATCGGCTCGGGGATGGCGTGGTCCTGCCAGTTGTCGCTGGTCGTCCTCTTCAGCCGCGAGAACAGATGATCAGCACTGACACAGAATCGATTGTCACACTGTGGGCTGATAATCATACCGTCAGGCAGTGGCCCATTCGTCGCTTCCCACACGAGATGCCGCACCTGGGCATTGCCGAGACGGGGATAGCCACGCGTGACAGAACCCTCCCACAGCAGGCACCCGCTGTTAGGTTCTGGGATAGTGAGAGACTGCCAATCAGGCATGATCAAGTGTCCGCTGTATCATCATTCGTCTTCACATAATTCCCATCCGCCGCGACCGGCAGGCGGAAGCGAAAGCCATTCGGGCCGAGTCCGGTCCAGCCATACTTGGTGCCGACGCGTCGCCGCCAGTCGCGGTGATCGCCGAACCCTGGCGCGGGGGCGGCGCGCGGGAGCACGGTGACGCCGCTGACCTTGTTCTCGGCCACGTAGACCGTCCCGCCGTCGCAGTTTTTCCAATCCGGATTGCCAGTGGCGGATGCTCGGATAGTGCCAGCTAATACAGTGATTTTCGCCTCCTATTATGCTAGAAGCGGAGCCTCGGCAGTGCTGGAAACACTACCGAGACCCCTGACCAACGATCCTTGTCGGAGGACCAAATGGCTAGACGCAAATATAACACGCAAGCTGAGCGATACGCCGCTAAGCTTGCACGCAGCCGCACTCCGGAAGAGAAGGCGAGACGCGCGGCTTACAAACAGCGACCTGAGGTCAAATCCCGGGCCAGATACCAGCAGCGCCTGCGCAGGATGGCGCGCGACAACCCAGACAAGCTGGCCGAGAAGAACAAGGCCCAAGAGAAGAGACGAGCTTATACATCTCGTCCCGGCAATCGCGCTCTGCTGGGGCGCCAGCAGCCTGATGGATGCGAGGCTTGCGACGCCGTCGGAGAAACCGTCTTTGATCATTGCCATATGACTGGCGTTGCACGCGGCTGGCTTTGCCATGGATGCAACGTCACGCTCGGTCGCCTGAAAGACAGTATCCCGCGACTGCGTCAACTGATCGCTTATCTGGAGCGAACCAAAGATGGCACCGGCACTCAGCATGTCATCCTCGGCCTGTAGTTTACTGTCATGGCTGTCTCCTAGTGGATCATCGTGACCATAGGCCCGCCAGCCGCCGGGACCACCACGGCGACGGACGCCCAATGCTCCAGCATCACCTGTGTGACGACGGCCTGGAGGTTGCCGGACGCGACGCTGGCCCAGTGCTCGGCCACAACCTGGGTGACCTGGGCCTGCGGACTGGTGGTCAGCCAATGCTCGGCGACGGCCTGCGATGCGAGTGCGTTGGTGGGAACAGATGCGCCTGCGGTGAAGCCGGATGTGTAGCCGCTTGGCACTGCACCGACGAACGCGGTGTCACCGAAGTTGGCTGTGATCTGATCGGATGTCGCCTGCAATCCTGCAAACGGGAACGCCTGAAGTGCCGCGCCGAAGTTGAATATGGCGACACCGCCAACACCCGTTGCCGGATTGTATGTCGCGTTATTGTTCCAGTTTCCTGCTGCGCCAATGCGAAACCAGATCAAGCGCGCAGTGCAATCGAGCGCAATGCACACGACATTGCCATTGGCCAGGGATGTGCCGAACGTGAAGGCGTTCACGCCGTTGGCCCACACCTGTCCCGATGTCTTATTGATCTGGCAAGCATTGAGATCAGAAAGCGCACCTGCTGATGTCATCAGGCTGGTTGCAATGCCGAGGGACGTATTCGCGCCTGCTATCACATTGCAGGTGTATTCAAAGTAGAACTTGCCCGCGACCTGACAGTCTGCTGCGCGCACGATCCCACGCGATACTGACGTGGACGTGGCAATCAGATTGCTGCCAGTCAGCGTGATGTTGGCGGTCTTATCGCTTGGGTTCCACGTTGTGTTGGCTACCCCAGAGTCAATGCTGAACTCGATTTCATACAGATAAGGGCTGGTGCTTGCCGTGCCCGTGGTCTGCAGCATTCGATAGTAGCGATAGGCCGTGGCGTTGCCGGATAGCGTGGTGATGGTCTGCGTCGCGGCCGTGCCAAGCGTGAACGTGCTACCGATATTTGTCCACGCCGAGTTGTCAGGCGAACCCTGCCACTGCCAGTCGCCATGAGCGGCGATGGCACTCTGATACCACTTGGCTTCAGTGATCAGACGCGGCGCGGCGAAGGTGAACTTCACCTCGACACCGGAGTTACCGCTGTTGAACCACATTGAGGTGACCGCTGCCGTCACGCCGTCGACTAGCAGCGAAACAGCGCCGGTGAAGTTACCGGTTGTGGTGACGGTGATGATGCCGGCGCGGTTACCTGATCCGCCGGGGTTTGAGTAGGACTGAGCCATGCTAGGCGATCACTGTCGGGCCAATGGAACAGACGTTGACTGCCGCAGCAGTCCATGCAGCACCAGTTGCCGGATCGGTCGTGTCATGTCGCCACGCCCACTGCCAGTTGCTCGGTGTGAGCACAACGGTCGGTGACGCCACCGTGGATGCACCGCTCTTCAGTTGCACCGCCATCGTGCGCGTGCCGGCGTCGCTCTTGATCGCGTAGGCGCGCGTGGTGACGGCGAAGGTGGTGAGCGGTGTGCTCGCGATGCTGTTGATGCCGTAGAAGTCCGCATGTCCTGGCACGCTGTCATAGACGTATGTGGCAGTTCCGTCTTGCTGTGCTTCAGCGACCAGAGCCGCATTCGTCGGTGAGATTATCAGGGAGCAGATTGTCGCCTGGGTGCTGGTGGCAACTGGCGACGCGAAAGGGAAACTGGCGTAAGAGGTTGTGCTCTGCATACCAGCGGCTGCGCTCGCTATGCTCCATGTGCCAGATGTCGTGTCACTGACAAAACCGATCCAGTATTGCACGCCCATGACTACTGCTACTGGCGTGCTGAATGTCAGCGTATTGGCACCAGTGGCAGGGTTCACCACCACGGCAGCGGACCCCAACACAGCAGTTGGCGCGGTGCCGGATGATGCGAAGATGGAGCATTTCAGGTTGCCAGTGTATCCAGCAACCAGTGACACCGTGGCGGCACCGATCATGCCATCACGGCTTGCAGTGAATGGTGTGTAGCGAGCATTCCCAGCCGTCACCGTCGCTGTGGTGAAAGACGCATATGGCGTCATCACAACTGTCGTAGGCGCTCGCGAGAACTGCACGCTCGCATCGCTCGCAGGATACCGCGTGATGCATTTCATATCGCCAAGCCACGGCACACTGGATGCGTCGCTGCGCCAGTAGAGGTCGTCCAGGTTCTGCGTTGACACTGCTATCTGCTGTGCGATCTGCAATTTGTTCGCATATGCGTTGGCAGAGGCTTGCGTATCCAACGTAAGCGATGACGTGAAATCTTCGGTCGTGTTGCCGTTCTTGCGGACCTTCATCCATCCAGCGGTGTTGCTGATGACGACCTCAATCTCGAACGAATACCACGTATTCACCACTGGAAACGCGCCGGTATATGTCGCCAGCACGGTCCCGTTTGCGGCACCAGCCGTCAATAAGATCGCCCCATCGGAGCGGAACACAATCGAGCATTGCGCGGTGGCTCCATCGAGTAGCTGTAAATACAAGCCGAGGCTCGAACCGCTGATAGCAAACGTCTGGCGGAACGCCACATTGATATGATGCACCGCGTCATTGACGCTGCTTGTCTTAGCCAAAGTCTGACTGGCGGTGCCGTTCCATGAAAACGCCTGACTGCCAGCGAACCGCCCCGCCACGAGATTGAGTGAGCTTGCGACAGTGGTATCCCAATAGCCGGTTGTGGCATCGGCGCCGGTCGCGTAGCAATCGAACCCATCCGACCATACGAACGCCATCGTCTAACTCCACGTCACAGCAAGCGACAGCAGCGCATCGGTCGGGCTGCCGGTGCTGCCGGTGATGACCACCGTGACCCGCGCGTGCTCGGGGAAGGTATTCGCGGCGGTCGCGTTCAGTGTCGTTGGCGTGGCGCTGTTGACGGTGACAGCACCGAGGCCAGTGACGCTGACTCCGTTGATCTGGATGTTGACGGTGAACGAACCGTTGCCGGTGAAATACGTCAGCGCGTTAACGGTCCCGGCGTATGGTGTGTCGAAGCACAGCCACACGGTATCGTCGGACACCACGGCGGCGTTCTGCCACTGCGCCTGAAGGCGGGCCGCGTTGCGTGCCTGTGGCACGGCACTGGTCAACGCATACGGCGCGAGGGTAGCCGTGACGTTCGCCGCCGTCTGATATCCCGCCGGGTTGGCCGCGTCATAAGGCGTGAACGTCAGCGCCGCAGTGACGTCACCGGATGTCAAGGTAACCGCGCCGATGCGCGTATTGAATGAGGTGACGCCCCCCGCTGATGCGCCTAACCCGTCGATGGCGTCGCTATGCTCCTTCAGCGTGGTGTCGATAGTATCGGCGTTGATGTTCCAGTGTAGGCCCCATACGTCCACGTCAGCGCCTGCCGTGGGCTTGTAGAGTCCATAGAACGGGGTGTTGGTGTAGTCGCTCATGCCGTTTCAAGCTCGGGCAGTGGCGTCTTGATCCAACTGCCGGTGCCGCACGCGTCGGCCGGTTGCCCCCACGGCGGCGGGGTGCCTGGCGGGTAGGGGCCAGAGCCGTAGGAGCCGACGCTGTAGGGCCGTTTGGGTGCGTTCGCACCGCGACAGGGCGGCGTTGGCGTCCACGTCCCAGCGTTGCACGACTCCACCTGATGCCAGGCGCTCATGGCACCGCGTCCCCGGCCCAGATGCCCAGCACGTCTGCGCTCTCTGTCAGATCGGTGTCCGCCAGGCCGTAGGCAGCCGGGTCGAACCCCGGCGCCTCGCTGTCCGTGCGAATGTGCATGTAGTAGCGATCGGGCGAACCCTTCGCCGGTATCTCGACCGTCTTGCCGGATAGCTCGTCAGAGTAGCTGGTGGCGGCACTGCCGGGCCGGCCCGTCCAGACGGCATCGCTCGTGCTGCGCATGCCGTCCACGGTGACAGTGGCGAGCGCCCCTGCTGCATTGCGCTGGTCGCCCAACGCGTTCTGCAGCATCGCGTCTTCGCTCAGGCCCAGCCCGGCACGCAGCGCAGCCAGCCCGTCCAGCGCCAACGCGAGGCCAGATGTCGGGAAGTTCCAGCGGTGATCTGTCATGGCGCGGTCATTGCCTGCATGTCGGCGGCAGTCAGCACCCGCGACCAGTAGGAGACCCGGCGCAGGTAGCCTGTCGCGTTGTCCGTGACACCTGGATTGGACGGGATCAGGAAACAGATGCCGACGACGCTCAGATTGCCGAACCCGGATGGCATTGCACCGGAGAGCACGGCGCCGCCATTACCACAGACCTGACCGGTCCCTGCTGCCCATGTGCTGGCGGCTTTGCTCACCGCGTTGACCACCAGTGCGGGGCTTGTCGTGACCAGAGCCGTGCCGCCGTCATATTGCGCAACATGCTGGGCTGGATCGACGAACACCATACCGGCGCTACCGCCCGCCGCTTGCCCAAGAGATGCGAGAATACGGATGTTTGGCGAGGTCGGGTTCTGAAAGACAAACTCGGCAAACCATGACCCGGTCAGCGCATTGAACCATGGGGCCATATTTGCCGCAGAGATGCTGCATCTATCCTGCGCCCGCGTAACCGCCGCCGAAGTGGTGGGGATGTAGCTGGTGGCGAACGCGCCCAATTCGAGCTGCGGCGCGGCTATCCTTAGCGTCACATTCACAGGCACACTGGGCGACGTGTTCAGCTGTAGCCGTGGATGAATAGCCCCCACAGTGCCGCCGCCGGTCAACGTTACCGAATAGGCTATGCGCTGTGCAGCAAGCGGCGCGGCCGTCACTGTTATCGGGGAACTAAAGTTCGTCTTGATCGCAGCGCCAGCAGTCGTCGTTTCGTTGATGAGCCATTGAACGTTGGCAACGCCACTAAGCGTGCCGGCAACCGGGCTGACATATGCCGATACGATCCACGCCTGCCCATTGGCCGCCGTTACGGCAGTGGCGGTCTCAAACACCAACGTGGTCACTGTCCCCGCTGCGGTGCCAAAGAACCTCACGTCGATGTAAGGAATGCCCCCATCATTCCCGGTCCCGACGACCTGTGTAGACATGGCCGGGCCACCGGCAATCCCCCAGTTGGTGGGCAAGGTTCCAGGCGTTCCAGGCACCGCGCCGACCATGGTGCTGTTGCGGATGCTGTTGGCGCGCTGGTCCTCGAGCAGCAGCCCGCGCAGCTGTAGCGTGGCCGGGTCGCAGTCCCAGCGTGGCGTGTTGATCGCGGCTGTCTGCATCACGCCCGCGCTGTCGAAATACGTGCCGGTGGACGCACGGGTAAAGGTGATGAGCGGCGACAGCGTGCCGGGGGTCATGAAGTCGAGCGACAGCACCGGGCCGCCGCCGCCACCGTTGAACGAGGAGGCGTCAGCGACCAGTCCGCGCAGCGCGCGCGAGAATAGCCGGCACCAGCCCATCGGCGAGATGTCGCCCAGCACGCGCGCGCAGCGCCCGCCACGGCGTGGGGAGAAGTGACGGCACAGGCTGCAATGCTCCCGCCCACCTGCCCCCGTGTAGCGCGCCGCCGCCTTGCTGATCAGGGGCGGGGACATCAGCCGAAGACCCCGGACATCTCCTCGGTGTATGGGGCCCCGCTCATGGTAGATTGTTGCGTGTTCAGGTTGGCCCGCGTGACCGCCTGCTGATACTTGGCGTCCCACTGCGGCGCCATCGGCTCGTCCTGCTCTGCCAGCGTCGCATGCGCCAGGATGCCGTAGAGGTAGACCGAATAGAGTTGCTCCAGCACCGGGTTGGTGTCGGACGGCAGCAACAACGGCTTTGGCTTGGCATACCAGTTCATCAGAACGGTCTGCGGCACCCAGTATGGGTCGGGCGGGTCGGGCAGCCACGGGTGCGGCAGGAACTCGATGCAGTCGGCCACGAGTCGATACGCCCAGACCAGCCGGTTGCCGTAGTAGGTGCCGGGATACGGGTAGTCCACCGGAGGCGAACCGGAGGCGTCGGTCCACGAGCCGCTCCACTCGTCTTTGAGCACCAGGTTCTGGCCCGTGGCAGCGTCGCGAATGCTGGCCATAGTGCAGAAGTCAGGCGGCAGGGTGATGAAAGCCGAATCAACCGGCTGGGTCGCGCTGACCTCCATGCACCGGGCGCGCAGGGTCTGCTGGATCTCGGTCTCCACCAGCGTCACCCAGGACGGGATGCGTGCTGCGGCATCCCGGCGGTCGAGATACCACAGCACATCGTCCGTTAACTGTTGGAATGACGCCAAGGGTCAATCCCGCTTCTGCTCGCGCTCCCGGCGCTCACGGTCTTCCCGCTCCCGGTTCTCGCGCTCCTGGCGTTCCCGACGCTCCCGCTCCTCGCGCTGCTCGCGCTGATCGCGCTCCTCACGCTCGCGCCGCTCGCGGTCCTGATCCTGGTCGGGCTGCGCCGGCTGTGTCGGCTGGTTGGGCTGCGGGCGCGGCGGCGGGTTGGCCGGCATCGGCTGGCCGGGGTTGGGCTGGCCGGGCTGCTGCGTCACCGCTCGCTCGACGCTCAGGTCATGCGGATCTGGCTGGCCGGCAATCTCGGCCATTATCCGGGTCGACTCGCGCGCCATCGCCAGCACCTCGCGCCCGTGCTCGTACGCCATCTCGCGGAGCTCACCGAAGGATTCCGCCTCGGGGTAGCAGCGCATCACCAGCACCTTGTCGAAGTCGGGCGGCAGGTAGGGCTCATCGACGTTGGTGGTGCCCGCCCATCCCGGCGGCGGGATCATGTCCCCCTGGTGATACTGGCCAGGGTATTCCTGACGCGGCGGCACCGGGTTGCGCCCGTGCTCGTCAGAGCCGGGGAAGCGCGGCGTCTGCATGGTCTGCACGCCTTGCGCGCGCTGTGCCGCTGTCGCCGTGGGTGACGGCGCCATCCGCTCGTTGCTGTTGGGCTGGTCTGTGGTTCCCATGGGCATGTGATAGCCTCCTAGAGACGTCGTCCGTCGTCCGTACGAAACACCCGGTTGTCACGCTGGTTCAGCCACACATTCATCGCCTTCTCGTCGTACCAGATGCCGGTCTGCATCAGCCGTTGCACGACCACGTTCGGAATGCTGGCCACCCGCGTAAAGCCGGTCTTGCTGGTGCCGGTAAAGTTGCTGGCCGCACGCTTGCATGCCTCGACGATCGGCTTGACGTTCTGCGTGTAGGTGATGAGCGGCAGGCCGGTTTCCGAGTCGGTGGTGATCTCGGTGTAGCGCGTGGTGACCGGGTCGTAGCGCTCGTAGAGCGGTAGCGTCATAGCGAGACGCTCCGTATATTCGGGTCAGAACAGCGAGTTGACGTCGCTGCTCCGACCCTGACCCCAACGTGCGGAGGCACGCCGTGGCTGCAAAGAAACTGCCCGATCTCAGCTTCGTCCGCGAGTGCCTGGACTACGATCCAGACACCGGCATCTTCCTCTGGCGCGAGAGGCCAAGAGGCCATTTCCGAACTCAGAGGGCCTGCGCCACATGGAACGCCAGATACGCTGGGAAGCTCGCTGGGTGGCGTCTCGTGGTCGATCGAGGTGAGGTATATTGGGCGCTTACCTTGAACAACCGCGCTTGTTTGGCGCATCGCATTGCTTGGTTGCTGACTTACGGAGACGACCCGCGACCTCACGAAATCGACCACATCGACGGCAACCCGCTGAACAACCGAATCGGCAATCTGCGACTGGCCACCCGACAGCAACAGACCTTCAATCGTCGCGCCCGCACTCACAGTATTACCGGCAGTAGAGGCGTGACTGAATGCAGGAATGGCTACGAAGCCCGCATCACGATCAGCGGGAAAGTCCATAGACTCGGAGTTTTTCCCACAATCAGCGAAGCTTCGCAGGCCTATAGACAGGCCGCCAAACACTTCCACGGAGACTACTTTAGGTAGCATCATTGATTGAGCGCGAAAATGGCGCTATGTGCCTTGGGAGCTGTAACCCGCAGTGTTCCCTCAAAGATTATTCCGCCTTGAGTGTTGTCGCCCGTACGGGCATACGGTTGTTCCACCATATTGCGCTCAGGCAACGGTGCCAGTTCCACGTAGTCGCGGGTGATCAGCAGTATCATGTTGGGCGGCATGAACCGGTCTGGCGCCAGATCGAGCGTGCCGAAGTTGGTCCGGTAAACGTCCACCGCACCCATGATGGTGACTTCCTGGGATGCAGTCGTGGACTGGATATTCTGCGACACGATCGGGTTTCCGGTGCCGCCCTGCGACAGCGTGCTGAAGTAGTTTTTAATGTTACCACTCATCAGGCCGATGGTCGGCGAACCGCCTGCGTTCCACGCCGCCTGCATGGCGTCGTTGACGAGAGTGAGCGTCAGATCGCGCGCAGTACCGGGCACCGCCGCGGTGGTGCCGTCGCCCACCGGCATGGTGCCGCCTGCGCCGACGCTGCCGTTGGAGCAGAACGTCGGCATGCCCGCCATGTGGCGCGGATCGGTCGCCGCCTTGGGGATGTTGCTCGTGCTCACGAGCTCCAGGTCGCGCTTGAGCTCGATACCGCGCATGACCAGCTGGCGGTTGTATTCGTCCTCGCCGCCGATGCTGTCGACCACGCGCAGGGTGCCGGACACGCCCACGGTGCGCGCGAATATCTGGCAGACATTCGACATGCGAACCGGTTTCACTGACGGGCTGATGACCGCGGTGAAGCCCTCGGGCTGCGGCACGTCTGCAGCGCTATTGAGCGTCTGGACGAGCCATTCAGTCAAAATCTGCTTGCTACCGACCTGCGGCAGCGCCGAGACGAACGGGGTCTCCTCGGGATCAATCCGATAAATCACATCCGAAACGTCCTCATGGACGGTGCCGGAGGCTAGCTGTTGCGTATATGTATTAGTTGGCGCACTTGCCATCGTCGGCGGTGATGCCATTGGTCACTCCCAAGAAACAGAGACAGCCCCTTGCGGGGCGGATTTCTGCATCTGGAGCGACTGCTTGCCGGGAGGCCGTGTCAGGTGGGTGCAAGCACTCCCGATCGGTGGTCCCTTGGGCGCATCACACGCGATGCCGGCACGGCACGGCGCCGCTGGGTGCGAGCACTGCCATCGCCGTCGATGTAAATACTAAGACGGTTGGTGCGTTTCCTGCAAGCTCACGCTAAAACAAAGACGGCGTGGCTAGGCGTGCCTTGGCGTGACGGGTCGCGACGAGGCGCGGCAGGCTTAGGTGGGGACTGGGGCAACCCAGTCCCCGTGCCGTCTAGACAGACACATATGGCAAATCGGGGTGGTCGCGCATGGCCTCGCAGGCCTCGATCAGGCAATGCTTGGCCTGCGCCACTATCTCCCGCTTCTCATCCCTCTCATCCTGCTTCCGCCGTCTAGCAAGGGCCGCTAGGTGCTTCCGCTTCTCGGCCTGCCATACCTGCCATGGGCTCCTCTCAGGCACTGGAACTCCTCCCAGTCGCGCTCGAACTGTTCCCAGGTCATGGTGGGATGCAGCCTGCGGGCCACGTCCCACCACTCCAACTGGTCGTATTCGTCGAGGCGCGTGTCAGGCACGCCGATACCGCACCATGCCCAGACCCAGCAGTCCCATGCCGAGAATCCCGAGGGTCATCGGCTCGGGCACCGTCACTGCGCCGGTCACCAGCTGGATGGTGTCAGCAGCCGCCTGTCCAGCCGCTGTGAAGGTGATCGAGTAGTCGTGCCCGGTGCTGGTCACCAAGGCCGGCAGAGGGTTGGTCTCGCTGGTGGTGGCGTTGGTGGTGATCGGGAAGGTGTTGCTGGCGAACAGCGCACCATTCACATTGGTCGACAGCGTCGCCGGCCCGAACGGACCGCCCACGAGGTGATTGACGGTGAAGGTGGACGTGGCGTCGGCACCGCCGGTCAGGATATTGAGACCGGTCTGATCCACCGAGATGTCCAGCACGTGGGTGCCGCCAGTCGCTGCGGTGGCGTCGATCGTCAGCGAGGCGAGCGAAGCGCCGGGCAGCGGCGGGTTGCCGGCTGCTGCGATGTCGATGCTGGCGAAGTGCGTGCTGGCACCGTCGCAGCTGATCGACGCATTAATGCCACCCGTGCAGACCAGCGCCACAGCCACGCCGTCGTCGAGCGCGCTGATGGTGATCACCCCGGCCATGGCTGGCGATACCAAGGCGAACAATGCAGCGCCTGCGAGCAGTACCTGTCTCATGTGAGCCCCCCTGATAATGTTGCCAGTGTGGCGCGTTACCACTGCGTGTGTCCATTGCGGATAAAGATGCATTAGGGCAACATAGACGTGGCATGGCAGCGCGCGGCGCGTCGCGGTTTGGCGCGGCACGCCTTGGCGGGGCAGTAACGGGTGGTGGCCGGGGAATCCTCGGTCACCACTGCGTATGCCCGTTTGGTCTTCCTGCTCGGCGAGCGCCGATCAGTGCAGCAGCATTATTCACAGAAGGCCGCTCGTTAAACGCCTCGGACGCCTCCCTGACCCGCGCGGCAGGTGGCGGCGGTGGAGCGGTCCCGCGCGGCGCATGCCCGACGCTCGGCTGCGTCGCCTGGGGCTTAATGCGGGCTTGGTAGCGGTCATACAGGGAGGCTTTGAAAAGTGTTTCTAAATATTTTGCGCTGGTCAGGCCGTGCAGTTCCTGATCGGTGTAGCCCTGCGTGCGCGCCCAACTGATGATGTCCTGCTGGATCTCCCGCCTTTGCTGCGGGTCTGACCAGAACGGGTATTTCTGGGCAAGCTCGTGATTCGCCTGATCGACGGCC